CCAATTGCAGACATGTCCAGCCCTCCTATTCAGGCATTTCGGTTGCAATGGCAGATTCACCACTGTCACCGCTGTTGATGGTCATCGGGATACCGTGGGCAGTGCCACAGTTCGCCGACATTTCGCGCAGCTTGTCGATCGGAATCAGCTTGGCTGTTTCCTCATCGATGGCAGGATATTTGTCGCTGTTGGCGATAATCGCCACCAGATCAGCGTGATCCTTATCCGTCTGCGCGTTTATTTGATCCTTCAGGCCAGCCAGTTCTTTAGTGACAGGCTTCAGAGCATTGGCAACGACATCGGCAAGGTCTGCCGCATTGTCATCACCAGCGCCATCGCCGTCGCCTTCAGACTGGTTAGCTTGAAGCTCGTTGTATTGAGCCAACAGGTCAGCATCAGAAATATCAGCGTTAACTGTGATCCCTGCGGCTGCCAAGGCTTTCAACATCAAGTCCTTCATTGCATCACCTTTTTCTGAGTTTACTTTTGGTGTAAATGTCACATTTCGCTCAACAGTAAGCGGAATGCCGACAACTGTGACACGGTTGGTGGTTTCGTCAACCGTGAACGGCACAGTGAAGAATTCTTCACCGGACGTGAAAATAACAAAATCAGCGAACAGTTCTTCAATCCAGTCGAATCGAATTGACGCCCTGTGAAGTGCATCATGAACGGCGTTGTGAAAATCAGTGATCGACATGCCGTGTTCGTCATTGGATCGCATGTCGCGTGGTTCGCGTTTGTTGCCGTCGTTCTTGGGGCGTTCGGCCAGATCGTCAGCGTTCAGCGTGAACCGATCAACCTTGCACTCGGCACCGTCGCGGTTGACCGCCATGCCGACGCCTTGGTCGGGCTGTGCAGCGCCAACGCTGTCAAGCAGGATGGCGTCATGGTCAAAGAACATGTCACGGGCAATGGCTGTGAATTCTTGGCCCGCCTCGTTTGTCTGCACGCCGTCAGTTTCTTCGACGCTAACGAACACGCCGACTGACGTGTGGACCGGCCGCGGGTCATCGCTGGTTTCCAGTTCGTTAATGCGGTCGAGCAGACGGCGGCCACGGTCTGATTTCAGTGCTTCCTGAACATTGATGAACTTTTCAATGTGGACCCGACCATTGTCACGGCTGACATTCACGTTGAAGGCGCCGGCGTGGAAGTTATGAATCGCTTCCGGGTCGCTGGCGCTGACGAAGTTGCCGTCACTATCGGTCGGATGCTCGACAGGAGCAAGTGTTCGTTCAAGGGTTGAGAATCCGGCCTCAATTTCTTCGGCGGGATACAACAGGCCGTTCATCACGATATTATCGGGTAGGGTGAACGAACTGATTATAACGTGCTCAACGCCTTTGATGCTTTCGCGACGAACCGCGTCGCGATTGACGACCGTGGCGCATTGAATCATCACGCGGTTAGGCGTGGTGGCCCGGTTGTGCTTCATACGGTACTTTTTGCGCATGGCTGCTTTATAACCCCGTTTCGTCTATTTCGCAACTATATCATTGATGTCGTGGCGCTGGTAGTAGCCGTCTCCATGACACCAATCACATATCGCACCAGGTATGCCGACCTCCCCAATTCCATTACAAACAACGCACTCGACTTTCGCTGGTGCATCTGCCAGCAACACGATTCTTGTTATCGTCCCGTTGTCGTTTCTCACGTCTACATGATCAAGCATCATTGTTCACCTCGTCAAAAAACTCATCGCCTTCATTTTTAATCTCTTTCTGCAGCGCCGAGTCAACAACCTTGCCACTGCGATCAATCAGCACCGATCGTGTCGTGCACAAACAATTTATTCTCGCTGTTCCGCTGTTCCACCAAAGCAACTGCTGATCTGGCGTGTATGCCTTACCGTGCCGAGCAGCATGGGTTGCCCGTGTCGTCGGTATCAGCGCCGAGATATGCAGCACACCGGCCCGCAGCCCTGACCGTTCAGCGGCAGCCTTCGCCGCTTCAAGCCTGGCATCGTTATATGCCCTGTTGATCTCAGTGTCGGCAATCCGCTTGGCATTGGACCGCGACACATCAAACCGCTTGGTTATTCGCTTCCTGATCTGGCTGGGTGTCTCGCCTGCGTCGATGCCAAGGTTGATCTGCTGAATGACTTGATTGGCAGTGCTCTCGCTAAGTGACTTGATCAGTCCATGGTTGCGAGCAGTGACCACGCGCAAGCGCTCAAGGTAATCAGGCGACAGTAGTATGTCAGTCGGATCGATAATCAGTATCGGTAATCCGCCAACCGTGGTCCCCGCGGCAATAGCCTGAGCGATCAACTGATTGAAGTCCCTGATTTCCTCAAGCGTTCCCTGACGATATGGCAGTTCAATCAACGGTTCGTACCACCAGCCCGGCTGCGGTATGAGGTCGGCTGTATCAAGCGCTCGGTCAATGGCTTCACGGATGTCGATCTGCAGCGCGATGGCGCCGGTGGTTGATAGGTCGTAGGTGTAGATTGTTTCGGTGTCAGCGTTGGGTAATATCACCTGCTGACGACGCGTGCGGGGGATTGCCCGAAACAGGGCTTTCACTTCCCGTTCAGCGATCGTCAGCCGGTTCTGTAGCTTACGGGTCGCGCGGTCGCGATTGCGGGCTTGGCCGGTTGGGTCGGTGGGGGTCTTGCCCGCGTTCACACGGACTCGTTTACCATGACTGTGCTGGGCCGCAATAGCACCACACAGATGAACCAACGTCTTTGCGTTAGTGGCATGTGTTGTGGTTTTAACCATTCCCGACAGACCTAATTGCTTTCCTGAGTAATTCATTCAGGTCAGAGTTATCGACTCTAGGCCACGGTTCATCGGGTATGGCGGCATCTGCCTTTGCTGGCTTGCACTTCGGCATCGGAGATCTAGACCACATCACCCCTTCTGTTCGATACCCGCAGTCGGAACAAGTACCGGCACTGCACATGTCGTTGACCATGCCGCTGTCATACTTCATGCGCCAATGGATACCGCGTGAACACTGGGTTAATCGTCTGAGCCATTTAAACATCATCACCCCCCGTCAATATCCTCATCCTCGTCATCAGGCAACGTCTCATCACCAGGCGGCAACTCGTCTTCAGGTTCAAAACCAGCAGCCTCCCTGATTTCTTCGCCGTCGAACACGGCCGATCCACCTGACTTGAATTGCTTTTCGTTGACCGTTGCCATCTTGTCAGCGTTTTCAAGTTTTTCCTTATCACTCAGCGTCAACAGGTCGTCCCATTCAACGGTGAACTCTGACGCGGGCAAGATGCCCCACTTGATCAACCAGTCCAGTACATCTGTGACCATCTCGGTCATGAAATTTTCGCGGCGACTGTTGACCATCGACATGTGCTGACGTCCATCCTCTGACGATGCAAGGCGGCCGGTCTGCTGACCGATCAGAATGGTCGCGGGTGTCTTTGAGGCTGCGGCCACATCATTCAGGGCGTTATTGAAGTGGTTCTTCGGATCACCCAGGTCACTGCTCATCACGTTCGGATCAAGCCCGGGCGACATGAACGATCGGCGCATCCTGTTGCGGGTAAAGTCGTCAAATTGTTCGTTGAATTCTTCCAGCTGCGGCGCGTTGGTCTTGGATGAAGCACCAGCCTGAAGGCTGAACACCACAGACTGCGCGGCGTTGCGGTAGAACCCTTCGCCACCGGCGCCGATGATCTTGCGTAGGTCCATCAATGAGTTGAATGCTGCCTCAAGGCTGCTGACACCCTGAATGCTGCCGTTGTCGCTATCCTCAGCAGCAATGATGATGCGGGATGGGTGGATGCTGAAGCTGTCTCTGATCTTCTCGTTCCGGTTACCCGCCGACCCGCCGTTGAACTGGTACATGGTCGGCTGACCATAGTCATCAGCAGTCGGATCGTTTTCGGTTTCCAGAACAGTCAGTTGCCCTTCATACAGCGGAATCATTTGAACCAGGGCGCCTGCACCACCGAACTTCCCTTCAATCGGCTGGCTGGGTGGCTTGCCGTCGCGGACACGCATGAACAAACCTGCATAACGACCGACCCGCTGACGGTTGTCCAAGCCCTTCACCCGCTTCCACAGGTGCTGATCTTTAATCATGCGTTCAAGATCACCGTTGAACTGTTCAGAACCTTCAACAATCGGCGGCGTCATCCATCCAGTCTCAACCGGCAGATCAGCAACGTTTTTGGCAATGCCGAACCGGCGGTACATGTTCCAGAATTGAGCGAAGGTGATGGTCTGCGGATAGCCGAAGTCGAGAAACACGTTATGCATCGTGTCTGCGAAGTCATAGCCACCACTGATGGCCCCGGCAATGCGCCCGCGCAGGCTCGACGGATCAGCTGAGACGCTGTTGTTTTCGAGCTGCTTGAATACCGCGGTTATCTCGGCTTCGACTTCGGCCTTGACCTGCTCTGCAACCGTCGGCTGTTTTGATCGTTTAAACCACGCCATCAGGCAACCCTCAGAGTATCAAGCCAATCAAGCCAGATGCTGCCGTTCCGGTGGACATCACTCTGCGCGTATCGATAGGAATGACGGTGCCGGCTGGAACAGCAGTGAATAACAGTGTCGTGCCTTTGGCGGTGACAAGCGTGACGTTACCGGTCACCCCGACGTAGATACCTGCCGCATCGCTGGCCAGGTCATTGCTGTTGTCTGGTGTGATCGCGAAGCCATCGCCCGCACGGAAAGAAAGAATATCACTCATGATATTTACCTACAGTCAGTAATGAAGACATCGAAGCAGCGCACATCGCCCAACCCGTTGGTGGTGGTGATGGTGTTCTCGATCTCGTAAGTTTGCCCGACTGTGCCGCCCGACAATATGATGGTTGTGTCGTCGTCAGTGAATGAGTCGCTGTCCTTCGTTATGCCGGCGGGCACTGACCATGTGCTGGTTGCAATCGGGTCGCCGGTCGGCAACCAAGCCGCATAATCAATCTGGTAGTCGAGCGGCTTGACAGTCTTCACGAAGGTTGCCATGTCACACCTTTACGTTTTGGTAAACACACCGAGCGCGTTAATCTGAACAGTCAATGGGTTGCCGTCCGTCACTGTCACATCAGCAGGCGTTGAGTCAAGCAGGCAGTGCGCAATAATTGGCTTGGCGACTGGGGCTGCAACCGTGTCGTCATAAATGACTGCGAACCGGGCCGTGATGTCACCACCCGATGCGTTCCAGACAGCATCAGCCGTGTCGAACGTCACTGTGCCGGCGGATTCAGTATAGGTCGCTGCGACCGTAACACCGCCAGCTGTGTAACCAAACGCCGTTGCTACCTCGTTGGTGGCGCTTGCTATCGGGTCAACACTGGTGGCGGCAACGTTAGACGTTGACAAGTACAGCGCCATTTTAAAGGTGTCGGCACCATAATCAATAACACCGTCACCTTCATAAAGTTTTGCTTTGTCGTGTATTACCCAAGGACCAGCGGCCATGATTAAAACCTCATTGTTCTGTTTTCGGCTGCAATCAACCGCGTTCGGCTTTCAGCCTCAATTATCAATGTTCTGTTTTCAGCTGCTATAACGCGCGTTCTGATAGACGGTGTTGGGACTATAACACCAAAGCTGACAGTCGGCACTAGGCCGGTATAAGCGACATCAGCGACGTCAGGCGTGATTATGATAGCCTCGCCGATTACAACGTCTGGCAGCAGTCCGGTGTACGTGATTGCGACTGTGGCGGGCTGCACAGTAACGCCGGCATCAATCAACACGATCGGCGCTAAACCAGTGTAATCAATTGAGGCCGTAGCTGGCTCGACCGTGATCTGATCGCCAACAACAACAGTCGGCTCGTTGCCGGTGTATGTGAGTGTTGCTGACGCAGGCTCTACGGTGATTGCTGCGGCAGCTATGACCGTTGGGATTTGGCCGGTGTAGATGAGCGCGGCTGCGTCCGGGGTGACTGTTATTCCAGCAACTGCAGAGGGGAAGGTGTAGATTTGTGCTGTGGCGGGTTTGAGGATTTGGTAGGGGTCTTCAGATATAGACTTAGCTTCTACTGGACTTAGCGCCCTATTCCAAAGGTATTGTAGTGCAACCAAGGAGTTTGCATCTCTGCCCCCAGCAAGATGATCTGCACCTATATGAATAAAGGGGTCTGAACCATATCCAATTGATCCAGACGTAGATCCAGAAGCTATCTCTGACCCCTTTGAGTAGAGTTTTTGAGTACCACTTGTGATTGTACCTAATAACCTTACATCCTGATCGGCGCCTGTTGAAAAGGGGGTTAGCCCAATACCTATTTGCCCGCCACCAAGGTTGTAAAGAAAGGTTATGTTGAAAGTGCTTGACCGCTTAAATGCACAGCTCACAAAGGGAGGTTCACTTGTGTTTGAGGAGTAGGTAACTCCACCGAGAGTACCATCACCGCCAGATTGCGCACCGCTAAAACTACCCATCCAGAATATGGATTCTTCTGTAGGCCTCGGGCTGTAGGTTGTGTCTCTGAAGCCTCTCGCCCCGCCTTCGATATTAGCAGTCCTTCGTCCACCATCTATGCCTATAAATGCACTGTTTGTGGAAGTGCCTAAGAATTCCTTTCGAGCCAGGTCATAGGGGAAACCAGCATCAACTATAGGTACACAGGATATCAGCCCTATTGTTAGTGGGTTACTCCAGTCAATCTCAACCGGACCTAAAGGCTTCTTGCCAGGCTGCGCAAAGTCTGAGTGGTATTGCTTGGGTAGGAGTATCTGACCCATGATTTAAGGGTGTGGGCCGAGTGCTGTTGGTAGTGCGTGAAGATCCCAACCGGCAGGCATCGATTGACCAGACTTATTCTCCAAATAAAACTCATAAATTTGCGAGGTTTGGAAATTTGTAGGCAGTAGTGAAATCAGGAGGGGGATAAACTGTGCGCTTGTTCCATCCTTCAGAGGGAAGCTACCCATATAAACATGCTGGTTTGTTGCATCAGGAACTATCGGATCATTCGTTGATTGCACATTGAGAGGCCGTGCAAATAGATTCACAACAGAATTGGCATCTGGCGCAACCGAAAAGTTTGCCTCCAAGACCATCTTAGCCATCACAGCATCGTCGTCATTGGTCCACGTATTCAATCCGGTCGTGGCATTTATCGTACTAAATGCATCATTGGCAACCGCTGCTGTGGCGGTGCCCCCAAGCGTGTCCGGGGTGCCAAAGAACTCGATGGCAGCGTCTGTACCGATAGCCATGGTTTATACTCCTGCCAAAGCTGCAACCAGGATTGAGCGGATAGACTCTACCTGACTTAGGATAGCCGAATCATCAGCCCCTTGAATTGCCGATACCGAAAGCCCAGCGTTCGCAGCAAGGACAGCAGTAAATGCTTTTAACCCTTCCCCTTTGGGGTTAGCCATAACAGCGGAAAACCAAGCCCTATCATTTGCAGTGGGCGATGCTGCAAGCAAGGCATAGGCTGCGATTACAGTGGCAGCAACCACCCGATTACGTAGATCGGAGTCGTTGAATAGTTTGTATAGATCGGTATATGTAGCCATCATTCACCTCTGAATACAGGAATCATTGGTCAACCCTCGTTGGATACGCCGATATTATCAGCCGTTGGCGGCTAAAGCCAATCGGAGCATATCACTGAACCCGTCATCTTCGATTGGGGCGTAAGCCATCACGAAGGCATCGGCGTCGTTTGGCGACTTGACATCCCTTTTTGCTAGGTCTTCCTTACTCTCTACTTTCACGCGGCCGTCTTTTGCAAAGTCCCTTCGTGGGGTTGATAGCTCAGTAACTAAATTAGCCAAGCCGGGCATTTCGGAACTTATGCTGATCAACTCGTCAGCCTCAAACGATTCTCCGTTGATTACTGCGCTATATGTATTCCTGAACCGGTCAGCAACCAGCCACCACGCTTGTGATTTCAGGTTTTTAAAAAAGTCTTTGTTGGTGACGCTCTCGTCTTCTGCGTCAATGTACAGCCCATCTGGGTTAATGACCTTTGCTCCCGCTACAAACTTTCTGTAAATGACCTTTCCGGTTAGCCCCTTCTTCTTCCTCTCGGCGTTCAGATCACTGAGTTTATTGCCAGCCGAAGCGCCCACACCTATCGAGTCATAATCTATGCTGGTTCCTAGCTCTATTGCTTTGCTGTAAACCCTTGTGCAGCTTTTCAGTAACTCGTCTTCTTTTGCCTTCCAGTGCTCGCCCCACAAAGCCACAATTCCATGGCGATAGACCTGTGCGCATAGATCTTTGCCGTCGTCAGCTATGTCGTATCCTATGCGCTTATCGCCCTGTATCTCTATCCCTAGCTTCAGGTGTGCATCAATCGAAGCTTCAATCCATGACCTTTTGATGACAACGTTATCATCATCAGACTTGGCTAGGCCTAGGTAAACATGTTCGTATTCTTCATAATCTAGCCGCTTCATCCGGTCGATCTTTCTGAGCATGGTTTCAGAGATGAAAGGGTTCTCGGTGTAGTTGATGTGACGAACGAGGATGCCGTTCTCTGCGCTATCCTGCAGCGACTCAACAAAATCAGACACTAGCCTTGGGTTGTAGAGCAACCAGCACTCAGCGCCTTCTTTGCGCAGTGTCGGCTCGATAACTGTCCACTGCTCGGCGGTTAGTCCCTCGCCTTCTTCGATCCAGCCAATATCAGCACCCTCAAAGCCCTTAATCTCGGCGATGTTTCTGTGAATGCCGTAGAAATGGAATTCAGACCCTGTGGTTTTGTGTCTGATCGATGATTTCAAGATATCGAACTCACCAGCGAGGCCGAACCGCTCGATTTGAATTTTGAGGATGGCGTAAACAGATTCTTGAATTCGATTCTGGAATTGACGCATGCATAGGAATTTGACGGTGTATGTCTTGGCCAGGAATATCGCGAAACCTGCCGCGTCCCATGTTTTGGATGACGCTCGCCCGCCTTTCAGGATGCGGAGGTCGGCCTTGGTCTGCCAGAACTGCTTAAGCGCGGGGTTAAGGCTTGGCTTTGTCTGCGTAGAAGTCATTGAAGCCTTTGGGTGTCATCGTTCCATCAGAGCTGGATAGGTCACTCTTCACGGCAGCATGGTTGCCATCCATCTTGTTGATCTCAGCAATGGCCGACACGGCGCCAGGGATGCTGATTGGCACTTGGTTGCCTTGCTGGTCCACCTTGTCGTCAAGGCCTCGCTTGATCGCTTTTACAAGGCTTTCCTTGAGCGTGCTGACGGTTATGCAGAACTCTTCTTCGGACTGTTTTTGCATCACGACGCGCAATTCCGCGATCATTGACTGAACCTTGACAAGCTTGTGAAACACTGAAGCCTTCTGATGAATGCTCTCAGGCTTGCCCTTGCTCCCTGGAAACGCCACCCGAAACGCACGCGACTGATCGCCATACAGTACGTAATTCTCGGCGTATGCGGTTGCTTGTGCGTCTGTTGGTCTGGATTGGCTCATGGTTCTAGGTCACATATCTTACATAACAAATAATCGCTTTTATCCCATATGGAGTAAGGAGCATGTGATACGCACTGAACTACCACGCTTTCTTTTTCCAGATCGTGGTAAATCACCTTTACCCGAGCCTTGCTTTGCTTGTGGGTAAACTCAGTACCAATCACCGTCGAAGGTAAGTCGCCATCCGCCCCGCTCATGCCGTGCAATTCCAAAATATCCGACAGCGTCTTTGTTCCCAGTAATGCATGAATATTGTCCAGCCCGGTATCGGCGCTCACCGCCACATCGACGGTAGCTGTCACAATTTCATCCAGCGCGATAGAGATGTTGATTTTGGTGATGCCGGTTATTTCCTGACCATGGTCGTTAAAGACCTGTGTTCCCCAGCCGGCAATAGGTCGATCTCCGTCAGCGTCTAGTTCATCTGAACCTAACGACGGTCTTGCGTCTGGCAGTTTTATGTTAATTGTCATGTTTGAACCTCATGTGGTGAGTATACCGCTGATTGGTGTTGTATCGGAAATCAGATCACGTCGGGGTGTGGCTGGATGTCAGTATTTCCAGACATTTTCAAATTTGTCCTCTTGACCCACAGCGATCCGTCGTCAGCAATTCTGGTTTTAAATTTCACATCGATGCGCCAGGCAACATGAAATAATGCGGCCCGATACTGCTCAATAGATTTGCCGAACAAGCTGACAGATCTGCTGTCACCTGGCTGCATTTTCTCAACTTGGTTTTTCACCTTCCAAGCGAAAGTTCCCTTGCGGCACTTTTTCGTTTTTGTCTCGAACGGGTTCATATTTTCTCCTTGCTGTCATCAATATGTTATGTATTTTTGCTCTAAAAAGCAATAAACACACATGTTTCAATCCGATACCCGCTGGAACCCGTATGGTTGTTGGTCTGCCGCAAGAAAGGTATCATGGTTTCGGTCTTGATACCCGCCGATACTTTTCCCGATACCTCTGAAAGCCGCATAAACAGTGACTCTCCCTTATATATATCTATAAGGTAACGATTTATATAATATATAGACACCTTTAAGA